CGTTTGTGGTCTATCGCCGGGACTCGACCACGCGAGAGCGGCAGCTCGATACAGTCGTCGGGACGCCGGCGGGGGCCTTTAGCGTGGAGATCTACTGCGACTCGTACTCAGGGGGCAAGGATCTGGCCGACCAGATCCGAGAAGCTATCGACAACTTCAGCGGGTTGGCCGGCGACCTTACCATCGAAAGCGTGTCGATCTCAGAAGAGTCTGACGCCGAGCCGACCTACTTGGACGGAAGAGACTCTCCGACGTACTCGGTCGTTCAAAGCTATCTAATCGTCTGGCAGGAGTAGTTAGTTATGCCTGATTTATCCGGAATGCCATCGGTCGGCCCAACGCTCCCGGCCGGCTGTACCAACGTCAAGGTAAAGACGACCGCCCCCGGCGCTGACGCAGCCGCCAGCAAAGTCGACGTTACGGTTCTGTCCGACGTCGAACGGGTCTACCAAGCGCCGCCGCTCAATGATGTCGACCCCAACGGCGTCGACGGCGTTACGACTGTCGTAACGTGCAGTTTCTTTGGCACCGCTCCAACGGTGGACGATGCCGACGCGACCGGGTGGGTTTGCACGGATGCCGAGACCGAATACTCGACAGGCGAATTTATCAAAGGTACGGCCACGTTTGAGTATCGGCCGCCAGCAGTCTAAGGAGCCACAATGGCAACAACTTCTCAGGGCTCCTACGCCGGAGCCACAAGCGTAAAGGTCAAGCACTCCTCGAACTCAAAGGGGGCAGGCAGCCGGCTAGACGCCTCCGACTTGAGCACGACCGGAGACCGCGTGTATGTCGACGGGCTACCCGACTCGACCGTAGCCGGCGCCACGGGCGGTATCACCTCGAGCGTTACGTATACCGCGTGGGGCGACGCGGCCCCGACGGCCGGCGACGCAGGGACGTTCGCCGGGATCACCGGGAAATACACGGACGTTGAGGTCGAGTACGCCGTGGGCGAGTTAATCAAGTTCTCGGCGACGCTCGTCTCCGACTAGGAGCGACAATGGCCGACACAAGTCAGGGCTCTACCGTCAGTTTCGGCGGCGCTATCGCTAGTCTTCTGTCGATCAAGATCGACGCCTCGGCCGGCGGTACGACCGACTGTACGAGCACGACCTCGACAATCCTTGGGAGCGGGGCCGGCGCCCGCATTCTCAAAGAGCTCGACTGTACGAGTGTTGAGCCGGCCAAAGTCTCGATAACATTCCTCGGCGCAGGCCCTTTTTCGATCGACGACATCGGGGTAAAAGACACGCTCTCGGTATCGGGTACCGGGTTCAGCGTGTCGGCCGAGGCGTATCTGTCGAAGTTCGGGATAGGCGCCAGTGTCGGCGAGCTGGTTACGGGCTCGGCAGAATTTCAACTCACCGGAGGCTAGGCGATGGCGCTCGATAAGTTAAAGGACATTTTGGCGTTGCAGGACGTACCGGCGGCGATCGAATTCCATGTTCCAGAATGGGGCGATACGGTCTTTTTGAAGTCGCCCTCAGCGAACGACCGAGACCTCTGGGAGGTCTACTGCCAGGAGGAGAAGGGCAAGCCGAGGAAAACGATCTGGAGAGCCAAGCTCGCGGCGATGTTGCTCTCCGACCGCGATGGCAAAGTTCTGTTCAGCGACCCGAAGGATGTCGAGCGACTCGGCGAGCACTCGGCGGCGGCCCTTCATCGGATCTGGGAGCGGTGTCTCGACCTGATGAAAATCACGGAGGTCGAGGTCGACGCAATGGAAAAACATTCGGAGCCGGCCGGAGAGACAATTTCTCTACCGGCTGGCGCTTGAGTTGGGCGAGTGGGACGTAGACGCACTGGCGAAAAGGATCTCGGTCAAACAGCTAACAGAATGGATGGCGTTCTATCGGCTCGAGCCGTTTGGCAACTCGTGGAGGCAGTCGGCGAGAGCGGCAGTATGGGCGGCAGCAGCAGCAGGAGCGAAGGTAAGCCCAGACGACGAGGACAGATTCCTACCGTGCTACCGCCCCGGCGGGGCCGTTATGACAGACGCGGAGATTCAACAGGAACTACGGAAAATTCCCGGTTACGAGGGTTGAGTTATGGCGGCGAGCGTCGGCAAAGTACGAGCAGTATTCACGGCGTCGACGTCTGGACTAACGTCTGGAATGGCGCAGGCCGGAGCGTCGGCGAAGGGCCTGCAAAGCCGGCTGGCCGGCCTTCAAGGCTCCATGCGTTCGTTGGTGGCGATCCAAGGGGCGCAGCTATTCGGGTCGATCGTATCGTCGGCCGCGTCTGGCGCTCGTTCCATGATCGCTCTAGGGCAGTCTGCCGCTGAGACGGTCGACAACATCTCAAAGGTTTCTCGCGTCGTAGGCATGAGTTACGGCGAGTTGGCGTCTCTCGCTCACGCCGGCGATCTGGCGGGCGTGTCTATGAATGCGATGGCGAAGGGCGCCACGAAAAGCGACATTGCGATGGTAAAGGCTTTGAACGGAAACAAAACGGCTATAGCCTCGTTTGAGGCCCTCGGCCTATCCGTCCAAGACCTCGCCGGAATGAACTCGGCAGAAAAGTTCGCGGCGATCTCTGGCGCAATTGGCGGCCTACCGACAGCGGCCCAGCGGGCAGCGGCAGCGGTCAGCATATTCGGTAAGGCGGGCGCCGAGCTCCTGCCGCTATTTGAAATGGGGGCCGGTGGCGTGGCAGCGGCGACAAAGGACGCGGAGCGGTTCGGTCTAGCGCTCACGAATGCTCAAGCTATCGACGTTGAAAACATGAACGACTCGTTTACGCGGGTCGGGGCGGCGATCCAAGGCGTTATTCAACAGGTCGTGGCGTATCTGGCACCGGCCCTAGACGCGGTTAGCCAAGTGTTCTCGAACCTGATTGGCGATATGGGCGGGGCGAAGATCGGCTCTATGATCGGCGAGAAGATAATCGAGGGGGCGATTTTTTTCGCCGGCATCGCCGACACGTTTATCGCCCAGAGCGGCGGCTTGTTCGAGTATTTCTCGCAGATCGGCGGGCAATGGAATGCCGTCTGGGGTCTAGCCAGCAGGATCGGGAGCGTATTCCTCGCAGTCGGGGACGCCCTCAAAGTCACGTTCGGCGTTCTTGCCCTTTCGATCACGGCGCCAGTGCAAGCGCTCGCCGAGGTGGCGGCCTATATCGGAAAGAGCCTCGGGTTTGATACCAGCGGCCTAGACGCTTTTATCGCAGGGGCCGAGGCGTTCAATCTCACAATGATCTCAGGCATCGAAGAGAATGCCAAAAGCGCAGCGGCGAACATTAGCGCAGCCTTCTCCGACGGCGCACCGCAGGCCGGCGCAGCGATCGCTACGCCACTAACGGACGCGATCCGACAAGCTCAGGGCGTCGCTCAAGCCTCCGCGATGACGCCTAACCAACCGCAGGCCGTCGCCCCTGTGACGGTCGAGGTCAAGGCCGAGCTCTCGCGTGAAGCGATCCAAGGCATCGACAGCCGATCGACTGCCGGAGCGACTGAGATGTTTCGCCTGATGCGGGAGAATCCACGCCTCGAGGTGCAAGACAAGATCGAGGAAAACACAAGGGCTACTTCTCTCAACACGCGAGATATGGGGATCGACATAGATTCGGTCGAGTTCGCCGGGGCGGCGGGAGCATAAAATAAAATGGCAATCGTCTACACAAAAGAGCTACCGCGTGAGCGGAGCCAGAGCGGCGCACACGGGGAAACCTACACCTATACGCGGGCGTTCCTCGTTCGCACGGACGACCCAAACGAGCCTCTACCGAACATAACAAACGCTCCGGATTTTGCGTGGCTAGACGATCACCCAGACGACGCGAGCGTCGGGGCGCTCTCGTTTGAGACGACGCCGGCTGACGATTCAAGCCTCCTCTATTACGTCAAAATAAAATACGGCGCAAGGCCGGTCGACGCTGATAGTTCGTGGTCGCCCGGTGGCGTACCAGGGGCGGTCGAAGGGTTGATGAAGTTCCCTGTTTGGTCGGGCTCGAGCAGCGTTACGACGGGGCCGTGTCTCGAGGACAAAGACGATGAAATGATCGTGAACTCGGCGGGCGATCCGCTCGAGGGCATGGAAATGGAGATGGCCGACGCCAAGCTGACGGTAACGAACTACGCCACGACTCATACAAACTGGATGACAGCGGCGAAGACCTATACAAACTCGTGCAACAACGCTACGTGGAACGGCGGCGCTATCGACTGCTGGAAATGCCAAGGCTGTTCGGCGAAGCTCGCGACCGAGAACGTCGGCGGGGTTACGTTCAATTTCTGGGAGCTCACGTGGGAGTTTGCCTACCGCGAAAAGTCGTGGCGGCTACGGCCGTGGGATATTGGGTTTGCCGAGAAGTGTGACTCCGAGGGCGTAGCGTCTTCGACGGGTACGCTACGGAAAGCCATAAAGGGGGCCGACGGCAAAGCGACTCCGCGACCCGTCGCCCTGGCGTTGGGCGTTGCCAAGCCTGCCGGCCAGCCGCCCGACGCTTTATCGTTTGTGATCTACGAGCGTCAGAATTTTATGACGGAATTTGGGGAAGTGTTTACGCCGGCCTCGGGGCCGAGTTAATGGCAAACAAACCAAAAGCCAACGCGGCCGACCGCCCGGTAATGATCTCGGCCGATAGCGCTCGCCGCGTCGGTCGCATGCTCTCGGCCTACGAGGGGGGCGACAGGGCGATAACGCCGTACGTGGTGCCAAACGGATTCGTTGACGGCGACGACGAGCCCGTCCGTCTCTGTAAGACGACGGCGGCGTGGGCGAAGAACACTACCGCAACGCTCAATGTCTGGGAGGACGGGACGCCACCGAACGAGACGCAGACGGCCGGCCAGACGGTCGAGGACGTAGTTAATAAGTTCGCGGCAGTCGCCACCGATAAATTCTGCATGATCGCGAAGGCCGCGAACGGCTCCTGGTACCTTATCGCAGCGGAGTGTTAATGTTCGACCTCCTCGCCGCTGTATCGTCGGTCGACCCGCCTGCCGTCTTGGCGTGGCTCGTCCTTGTGTTCGCGGCGGGAATGTATCCGGTCGGCATTATGCTCGGATCGAACTGCTCCGCGTGTTGCGGATGCCTTGAATGCGCAGAGGGAACGCTACCCGACACAATTACGGTTGCGATCTCTGGCTATAACGATGAGTACGTGCAAGGCCCAAATCTAGCGTTGCTTTCGTTTTCCTCAAACTTTGGCTCCGGTGCGTCGGGTCGAGTGGTGGCGCCGAGCGGCGATCCTGCGACCGCCAAAGGGCCTATATCGGAAATTGAAGTCAGCTACAGCGGCAGTGAGTACGCGGTTCTTGGCCGCGTCGCTCCGACGCTCACGCTTACCGGCTACCCCTACGGCGGCGGCACCGGGGCGACGTTCACGCCGACGCTGGCTAACACGCAGGACGCGAACGGCTACGACCTGTGGTCGCTCGCGTCTGTTGCGGTATCCGGCGGCACCGGTTACGTGGACTTTGAACCGCTCACGATCACTGTGGCAGATGGCGACACGCAAGTCTCCCTGGCGTCTGCGATTACCTTCGTTGACAAGTCGCCGCCGACGTTGACTTTGAGCGGCACGGCAACGGCGACCGTCCTGCTTTCGGGCGTAAGTATTTTTCTCGACAACCCCTACTACACGGTTGGCTCCGTTACGGTTACCAACGGCGGCAGCGGTTACACCAACGGGCAGGCCCTCACCTTTTCGGCTGGCGCAGGAGACGTAATACTTACCAACGCGACAGCAACCGCAGTAGTTGTCTCCGGCGACCAACTCCATTCGGTAACCGTCACAAACCCGGGCAACTACTACCACTCCGATCCCGGCGGGATTAGCGTAGTCGTGAAGGATGGCGGCAGTTACTACCGCGAGGACGCAAGCGCTACGCCGTATCTTGCGACCGTCACGATAGCCGTGGTTCAATCGGCACCTAGCACAGGCAGCGGCGCGGTGCTGGCCGCGACGATTGACGATGACACGGCTAGCGCGAGCTTTGGGTTTATTACGGGCGTCACGATCACGAACGGGGGCGACGGCTACCTCGCGTGGGCAAACCGAGTGGAGGAATGTTGCGAGGATTACTGGAACGGAATGACCGTAGTTCTCAAGCGTGGCAAGAACAATGCGGGCGTAGACGACCCCTGTTGGTATTCGCACTCAATGTGCGGGACGAGTTGCGGGGCGACTGTATTCGTCCAGTATCGCGGCCCATTAGAGTCGCCGATCGCCGGCGTTTCGTCGGGGGAATGCGGCTATTCCGTAGAGGCATCGACGCTCGTAACCGACTGCACTGGCTTGGCGTTCACAGCAACGCACGCCAGCGGGGCCACGTTTACCGTTACTCCGGGCGGCGAATACCTAGAGGTGTTCGAGGCGGGCGACGCTAGTCAGAATTGCTTCTCCTGTTGTCGTGGCGATTCGCCTGCGCCGGACGAGATTGAGGTCGAAGTCTCTTGGGTAGGAGACCCCGTTGGGTACAACTATGCCGATACGCTCGGGACAATGGTGCTATCTAGATACATGCCCTCTGGCGGTTGCAGTTCGCAATGGTCAATCGTACTCCCTAACAATATATACGGCCCAATTGGATCAATTGGCGTAAGCCCACGGGTTATTGTGCAAATCGGGCAATGCAGCGACCAGATGCCGCCGGGGGTTGGTTATGAAAACCTGAGCGAATCATGCGATCACTGCTGGAAGAAGTGCGAGACAACAGCATTCGTTAATTTTAGTTCGCAAGGGGGCGGAGCAGTCACGATAATTCTACACTCTGACTCCTGCGCGTCTTGCGTTGATAGTCCGACTTGTGGGCCTTCTGCTGGTACTTACGTCTGCGACAACTCTTATATCCCAAGTGGGTATCCGTGGATTTTTCAAAGTTGGACTGTGGTGGTCTCGTGAGTATGTGCGACTTCAACAACCCGGCGCAAGTCTGCCCTACCTGCGGCTACGTCGCCAAGCGACTGCCGACGTTCCGAGAGTGTCGCCCTTTACC